CTGAATTGTCGGTTAACAATCCTACAGTTGTTCAAGCCCCGTGGTTCCCACGGCCTAGCAGATGTTTCAGGGCAAAGACAACCCATGATGAAAAATATTTTAATCAATAAAAGTTTATTAGTTTTCTCAAAACTAATAGTACCTTTACTGACGACCTCTATCGAAGAGAGGCAACTCTTTGCAAAAGGAGTTGTCTATTATCTCGATAGATTGTCTCACATAGACCGCAATCTAGGTTCGCGTATGATGATCCGACATGCAAAAGCATGTAGAGCCATCACGTTGCAGTACCTTGGTGGATCTCCTGTGTTTACTTCAGACGAAAGAATTTCGATTGATAAACATGGGCTTCCATCTATGTTAGGTCCTTTAAAAGAAGTTGTTAAAAGAAGTAAGGACAAACCCCGCCTAATGGCAGGGATCCTAACTATCCTGTATTTGACTAAACTGATAACCTTACCCGTTAAGGCAGATTATGAGCCAATCAAAAGAGAATATACGGGAAACAGTGTAGAAACACTGGTTCCTGAAATAGAGAGAGTCATGAAATCATTCGGTCTTGTTTCGATGAAGCTTCCATCATGGAATGCTTGTCACCTTTCCGTAAGGAAGGGTCCTTCTGGAATTCCCGCCATGCTGTCTAGCATGAGGGAATTAAGTATGATTAAGAAGGATCCTCAATTTCTTGAGGATATCCAACTATTAGGGGGACAGAAATTTGTTAGGTTTCTATCACCTCTAATCCCTCCTCTTAAGGACTTTACAGTCCCTATGAGGAAACTCTCTGTCATACAAGACAAAGAAGGGAAATCACGCTTAATCGGTATACTTGATTATTGGACACAAACGGTCTTAAAACCGTTTCATGACCATACCATGAAGTTACTCCAAAGGTTTGAACCAATGGATTCTACATGGAATCAAGATCGATTCTCAAGAAGACCAATACCAGACGGACCATACTATAGCTTTGACCTCTCAAATGCAACGGATAGATTTCCGATTGCATTTCAGGTGCTTATAGTCGAAAGACTATATACACCAGAGGTAGCATTAGCATGGAAACGTTTACTAACCCGAGTTGAATTTGCGACTAAGGATGGACCCGTTGTGTTTGCAACAGGTCAACCCTTAGGAGCTTATTCAAGCTGGTCGGTTTTCAGTTTATCGCATCACATAGTGGTTGGCATTGCTGCCCTCCGCTGTGGGAAAGTTTTACCTTTCCAGGAGTATTATCTCCTTGGTGACGATATTATGATAGCCGACCCGGGGGTTGCCATGGAATATAGGAAACTGATG